TTCATAATAAGGATGACGTTTATAAAGTAGGCACTATTGATGCTGTGCCTGTAGGTGCAATTGACTACATAGCGTGATATTTATGTTATGTAGTTCTGCAGAACAGGTTAATGTAGAAACTAATACTCTACAAGGAGAATATGTATGGAATTTGGACCGATTTTTGAAAATGTAGCTAGTGTGTTTGCACTACTCATTGCTCTTTCAGTTATTATTGAAAGAGGCTTGGCTACGATTTTCGGTTGGAAGTACTATGAGAAACTGCTTGGTGGTAGGGGGTTGAAAGTACCCATCACAGTAGCTGTTTCTTTTTTAATAGCTCAGCAGGTACCAGTTGACTTGGTGGCTTTGTTGTTTGATGGCGAAGCTTCGTTACTAGGACAAGTATTGACCGCTGGATTACTGGCAGGGGGCTCTAAACGGATCGCAGAAACCTTCGGTGATTTGAAGAAGGCTGCGGCGGAGTTAAAATAGGACTCGTAAAATATGCAAGCCGGCAAAAAGGCCGGCTTGCATAAAATTTAAGTTTAGTATTAAAACTTTTTGGATTAAAATAATATGAAGCTAAAAACTTTAATAACAGAAGATGATGGTAGCATTAGAAGCTTGATGGCTAAGTTTGTAAATGCTAACAAGAAAGACTCTAAAAGATCCCTTGATAAATGGAAAAGTATGATAGCTACTCGTTTAATGGATTTAGGTTTTGTATGGAAGATTCGCCGTCAAATTTTAGCTGCTTTGGATGGTGTGGCTAGTCAAAAGCAGTTGGATACATTAGTGGCCCATTATAAACTATATGGCAATTATGCTGATAGTTTTAAGGCCACAGAAGCTACCCTGGCTAATGCCTTAAGGGAAGCCGATGACGTAGATTCTTCTGATGTTCCCGAAACTGAAAAGAAATTTAAATTAGTATTAGAGATTCCCTACACCACGACCAATAATAAAGACCAAAAGCTAAGACGCCTTAAATATGACCTCTCTCTCAACAATGTTGAAGTAGAGGCATTAGATGGCATTAATGTTGCTGAACTGGACAAGGGTGTCTTAGACTTTCAAGCGGTTGTATACGTCAACACCACATTGACTCGTAGAGAATTAACCGCTATTCTTGAGCCAGACTATAAAATAGCAAAAATGCAACGTCTAGATCAAGAGCCTGCCGAAGATGCCTAAACTAACTACTACTAATAAAATCGCACGAGTTTTGATTGATGGTATAATGAACCGTCAAGTTGTGCGAATTAGATATGAAAAAACATCTAAAGTATTCAAACGTCCGCCACCCGAAGGTCGCATTGAGCCAGGTGAAACAGTAACTAGGAACATAGAGCCTTATGAAATAAAGCATGAAGGCGACAAAGAGTTTTTGTGGGGATATGATCCGAAAGCTAAACATATAAAAAAGTTTAATGTTGAAGGTGTCAAGAGCGCTCGTCTTTTGTCTAAGGTATTTGAACCTAATGAGGCTTGGATACAAGGATGAAAGAAGAAGAACTTAAAGAATATATAAAGTGTCGTAAAGATCCTGTTTACTTTTTCAAAAAATATGGAAGAGTAAGGCATCCCCGCAAAGGGCTGATGCCTTTTGATCTATATGATTTTCAAGAAGAAACCCTCATTAAATTTTTAGATACATCATACAATGTCATTCTGAAAGCTCGTCAGTTAGGCATTTCCACACTATGTGCTGCATATGCAGGATGGTTGGCCAACTTCTTTAAGGATAAGGAAATCTTTATTCTTGCCACTAAGAGAGAGACTGCGACCAACCTAGTAGATAAAGTGCGAGTATTCCTTCAAGAGATTCCAGACTTCCTAAAGAGTGAACTACTAGTTGATAACCGACAGAGCATGGAGTTGGCTAATGGTAGTAAGATAAAGGCTGGTGCCACAGGAACTACTTCTAAAGACGCAGCTCGTTCAGAAGCTTTAAGTTTATTGATTATTGATGAGGCTGCTTTTATTAAGGCTATGGATGACATTTGGATTGCCGCTCAGCCTACGTTGTCTACTGGTGGTGATTGTATCGTCCTGTCTTCACCTAATGGTATTGGAAACTGGTTTCATAAAACATATATAGAGGCGGAGGCAGGGAGTGGTGAAAAAGTAGGTGATAAACACATTGCCTTTAATCCTATAACATTGCCATGGAACTTACATCCCGATAGAGATGATGAGTGGGCACGTAATGAACAAAGAAAAATTGGGGATCAAGCTTTTGCGCAGGAGCATGGTTGTGACTTTCTTCAATCGGGTAATAATGTAGTTAGCGTCAAGGCACTCCAATGGTATGAGGAACACCCCACTGAAGAAGAGCAAGCAGATGAGGGATTTAGACCCTATGTAAGAGAGCCTGAAGAGAAGACATGGGTAGATAAAGGGTTATGGATCTGGAAGTATCCCGACTATACAAAACAATACATGATAAGTGCTGACGTTGCTCGTGGCGATGGTAACGACTTCTCTGCATTTCATGTGATTGATGTAGAGAATTATGAGCAAGTAGCAGAGTATAAGGGTAAGGTTAATACTGACGCATATTCTCACCTTATTCATAATACTGCTGTTCAATATAATAACGCATATATAGTAGTTGAGAATGCCTCTATGGGCCATCATGTGGTTATGAAAATCATAGAGATGGAATACAAGAACATGTATTGGACTATAAAAGACTTAACAAAGATACATGAAAGTAACGCCAACCAATTACATTATGATATTTATAATGTTCCGAAAAATGCTGTGCCTGGATTTACTATGAGTATGAAGAGTAGGCCGGCCTGCATAGCCAGAATGGAAGAAGACTTAAGGACACATGATTTTTTATTACATTCCAAGAGGACGATTGCCGAGTTAGAAACATTTATTTTTCATAACGGCAAACCAGAAGCACTAGCAACATATAATGATGATCTTGTAATGTCGCTAGCTATGGGAATGTATGTTAGAACTACAACTCTTAAGTTTAATAGTCAAGAGGAAGAAATGACCAAAGACTTATTACAAGGGTTAAGTTTTAATAATACCCCATATGAGTACGGTGTATGGAATGCAAAATCACAGGAACAGGAAAAACAATGGACGTTTGATACTGGCGCCGGACAGAAGGAGGATATGCGATGGTTGGTGTAGATGGCAATGGGTGGAGTAAATATGAAAAGTTAGTAATGGATAAACTGGATGAGCATGATCATCGTTTTGGTAATGTAGAAGAAAAACTTACTCAGATACAAGTAGACATTGCGACCCTAAAGGTTAAGGCAGGCGTATGGGGTGGAGTGGCGGGATTAGTACCCGCAGTTATAGCGATAGTTATGTTTTTTGCTAGTAAAGGCTCAGCAGGTTAAACAAAGGATAATAGAATGGCGGATAGATTTGATCTACTAAAAAGATTATTAAAGGGCGGATCGGCAACATATAAAGTGCCTACGGAACGCCCATCGAACATGAGTCAAAGAAGAGCTTTTGACTCGTTTCACAAAGCTACTCAAACGCTTTATGGCGAAGGTCTAGTGGGTGGTGCTGAGCGTGTTGAAAGGGTAAGAGATTATGAGGAGATGGATCATTACCCTGAGATCACAAGAGCTTTAGATATTTATGCTGATGATTCTATGACTTATGCAGAAGATGGCAAAACCGTGCAAATTGTTTCAGACGATGAAAAGATTGTCGGCGAGTTGGAGGAACTATTATATCAGAGGTTAGACATTGATTTCCATTTGTGGACATGGATACGTAATATGGTCAAGTATGGGGATCACTTTAACCTATTAGACATTGTAAACAAAGAAGGCGTATTGGGTGCCATAGCGATGCCCGTTAGCGAAGTAGAGAGAGAAGAGGGGTACAATAACGATCCTAATAGTTTGAGGTTCAAGTGGACTTCACAAGGGAATACCGTTTTTGAAAACTACCAGATATCTCACTTGCGCATTTTGGGCGATGATAGATTTTTGCCGTATGGTCGGTCAGTATTGGATTCCTCAAGAAAAGTATGGAAACAATTATTGATGGCTGAAGACGCAATGTTAATCTACCGCATTAGTAGAGCACCAGAAAGGCGAGTATTTTATGTTGACGTTGGAAACATTCCACCAAAAGATGTGGAAGGCTACATGCAGAATGCGCGTGATAAACTTAAGCGCATACCAGTGGTGTCAGAGGCAAACGGAAATGTTGATTTACGTTATAATCCCGAATCTATATTGGAAGATTTCTTTATTCCAGTTCGCGGTGATCGCGGCAGTAGGATTGAAACCTTACCTGGCGGGGAAAACGCTGCTGCTATTGAAGACATTCAGTATCTCCAAAATAAACTTTTTATATCTCTCGGCGTTCCTAAGTCTTATCTTACCGCGGAAGAAGACCTATCGGGAAAATCAACATTAGCACAGGAGGACATTAAGTTTGCGAGAACTATTCAGCGTATTCAAAAGATTGTTATTAGTGAATTGGCGAAGATATCACTTATCCACCTTTATCTGCGTGGGTATGATGAATCAGCTATTTATAACTTTGACTTGAAGCTAACTAACCCATCTACCATTACAGAGATGATGCATCTTGATTTGATGGATAAAAGATTTGGAACCGCAAGAGATATGGCCGATTCTGATATTATATCTTCTTACTATGTGCAAAAGAATGTTTTGAAGCTTAGTGATAATGAGATTGCTACTATTAAGATTGATCAAGAAAAAGAGGCTGTTGCTAAGAGTATCATTGAGAAGTTAGAGCAGGGAGAAATGGAACAGCCTGGAATGGGGGGTCAAGCACCTGCGGCTGATGACGATGACGATGACGATAATAATGACAGTAATGAAGACAAAGAGAACTGGGCAAGAGATACTATGCCCTATGACCCAACAGGTACAAGAGAGCTTCCTGGCTACCCAAAAGACTATAACTATAATGAGGCTGGTTTTGTGAAGCTCAATGGAAACGGTAAGAATAAAGTAGATATATTTGACCGAACCATTTCTGATATCATGCAATATAATTACGAATCAAAGGGTATGTTAGAAAACTTAATAAGAGATAAGAGTAATAATAAGTTGAATGACTCTTCACTAAAAAGTATCATTAGTGACATTTAGCAACTCTTTATTATATTTATTTTAGTCATCGAATCTTAAATTGCCGCGGGGTGTCTGATGAAGCATAATAAACAAAAAAATGTAGGTGTATTATTTGAGGTGCTAAACCATGCCGTATTGGCTGAAGTGGCCCATAATAATATTCCTAAAGCTCAAAAGTTGTTTTCTCTTCTTCGGGAAAACTTTGTTAAATCTACTGAAATCTCTAAAGCTTATAAGGTGTATTCTCAGTTTCTATATAGCGAAGCACGTAATGTATATTTTGCGTCTAAGTTTGTAGAGAATCTTAAGAAGGAATACAACCGAAATATTAGCCATAGAAAATTAGATGCCGAACTTACTGCGTTAATGGAAAGTATTTCTGCACTTACTGACAAAAAGAAACTATTAAAAACTTCTATTCCCAATTATAAAACATTAGCTAGCTTTCATGTTAAGCTCCATGAACATGATCAATATATTACATCCAGAGAAAGACTTGCGTTAGATGAAAATCTATTTGATCATTTGATGGAGAATAAAGAAGCTAAGCGTGTTAGAGATAGGCGCGGACAGTTTGATAACAATTCTACTAAGTCATTGGAAGAAGTTCAAACCGGCAAGTTGAGTTTGATTTTGGCCATTCAAAAGTTTGACGAGGCTTATAAACATTTGTTAACTAAGGAACAAAAGGATTACTTAGTTAAGTATTACACATCTTCTGATAGCGCAGAGTTCAAAGAATGGGTTGGCAAGAAAGTAGATGCCTTGTTGAATGAAGTGTCAGATAAGTCGATGGCCATAGAGGATAAAGATATAAAGAGAAAGATTGAACTGGTAGTGGAAAAACTTAATGGTATTGCAGATCAGCCGAGTGTAACTACAGGCAATCTGAGAGATATTCTTTTGTCTGTTGAGATGAAAGATAAGTTGAAATTATTTTAGGAGATCATAAGTGCCGGAAACTATTTTACAACGATGGACACATTTATTTGGACCGGACGCTGGTGGCAATAATAGCCCCGACTCTTTAGCTGGCAAGACCAATGGTACGGATGGAAACGGGCTATCGGGAACAGCTGCTGTCTCTCACACTAATCCCTTAAATAAAGCATCTGCCCTTGATGAGGGATTTGATTCTAGTAATCCTTTGCCTCCTGGCCATCACGATAGTGATGTTGGGGTATTGTGGAACGCTTTAGTTTCTGAAAACTCTTCTTCAGACTCAATGGTTTCTACTGTGTCGGGAGTGGGCAAAAGTGTAGGAGCTAAAACAGAGGCGATTAGAAGGTCTGGTATTAATGCTACTAAGTTTGCTGGCGCGATAAAATCAAATGTTAGAGCGTTGCCTCATATTAGGGGCAATCATAGATTATCTGAAGTTAATTTAGATTATGATCGTTCAACAGAGTTAGCAGCAGGTAATCAATAGGAGGGTGGTGAATGTCTAGTACCTTATTAGAATTGTGGACAAGTCGGTTTCCAAATGGTAGCCCAGATGCCAACAGAGATCAGATTTCTGCTGCAGGAGATCCTGTAAGAAATCCTTTGAGTGAGGTGTCGGGATTAGATTCTGAATATACTTCTAATAGTCCATTACCTACAGGTAGAAGATCGAAGGCTATAGCTATTTTATGGAATGCGTTGTGTGATAATAAGGCAGATGAAGACTCTAGCCTTAATCATTTGACTTCTGGTTTTGGTCAAGGTGATCGCGATCAAGATGCAGGAACGAGGGCAGACAAGTTTACTACTGCTTTAAGAAAAAATGTAACGGTGCGTCATATAGCACAAGAAGCTATTGCGGCGCAACCCGAACAGCGAGATAATTCATATAAGGTTACTCAAGCGGCAACGGCAGCACAACCTCAAATTTTGGCCGCTTACACTAGAGGTAACTATAGACTTGGTTCATCTAACCCCGAAGGAGCATGGGGTAACTTTACTGGAAGACCATCAACTAACGGTGGTGATGATATTGCCACTATTACTTTATCACAATATCGCGATGGGATGATATAATGGCAAAGACTATTTTAGAATGCTGGGATATGATATCTAACCCTGCTAACCATCAAAAAGCATTTTTGGCGGGCACTCAAATGGGATTTAGAATGTACGAATATATGACAGGAACTCAAAACACTGTTGGTTCTGGTCGTGGACAAACTGGTCATTATTTTGGTCAGGCTAACATTGACACATGGCAAGCACAAAACCAAAAGATTAGAAATGATGAAAGTGCTGAAACACAATCTTTAAGTGATTTTAGATAACAGCTTGTAAAATGAAAAAAGTTAAGAAGGAAGTATCAACAACAGGTGGTGTGGCAGGGTATGATGGTGTTATTCCGGCAGTAGGCAATCCTACTGAAAAAGAAGTTAACCAATGGAAAAAGAAAAAGAAGAAATTTATGAAACGGCAAGGTAAGTCTAAAGATAAAACATATAAAGGCAAGAGTGTCACTGAAGCTGCGGACAATCTTATCAAAGAAACCATTTTAAAAGTTTTAGTAGAACAGCCAGGCGATGAACGAATGCAGTATATCATTCGTTTGTTTGAGGGTATTTCTAAAAACTTGAATGTAAGTTTGGGTTATGCAAGAATGTTTATTCTGGATGCCTTGAAAATGGATATTGCCACTGGTGCTGCTGAACTTAATGCCAAAAGAGCAACAGCAGAGTTGAATCATATTCGTAAAATGATCAATGATCTGGAAAGCTTACTGGATAAGATTGATGGCATCAACCAAGAGCAGCAACAAGGGGGCGAGTAATGTCTGAAATTAAAAACAATAATCCAGATCTTCTTCATTCTTTTTTACTGTTTGAATATGAGGACGTAAAACCATCTAAGTCTAGTGATGGTATTGTAACTATGAAGGGCATCATTCAAGCTGCGGGTAAGCCCAATGCTAATAATCGCATTTATCCTAGACCTATTCTTGAAAGAGAAGACAAGAAGTATCAAGAACTTATTCAAGAGCGTAGAGCTTTAGGTGAGCTTGATCATCCCGATAGCCCTATTGTTCAGTTGGAAAATGTTAGTCATCTCGTTACTGGAACAGGGTGGGATGGTGAGAATTTGATTGGAGAGATTGAAGTATTGGATACCCCCAAGGGACAGATTCTTGGCAAGCTAGTAGATAGAGATATCAAGTTAGGTATTTCTTCAAGAGGTTTGGGTAGCACAAGTCGAACCAATGAAGGCTATGATATGGTAGAGGATGATTTCAATCTTGTTTGCTATGATATGGTGAGTAACCCATCAACTAGTAATGCTTTTATGAACCTACAAGAAAGTGTAGCATATCAGACCCTAATCAAACAGAATAGAACAGTTCTGTTAGATGAAATACTTAATGAAATATTGGAACTTGACTAATGTGTGATAATCCTAATTGTGAGTGCGAAGATTGCACCTGTAACCCATGTGAGTGTGAATGATGAAGATTAGAAGGTTAGAATTAAAAACGTTAGTAGAAGAAGTAATAAACGAAAAAGATGTGCAGATTTATGGAAATAAAAAGGATTCTTTTACGAACCTTGCTGGCAGAGAAAAACGCGTAGGTCGTAGAGGCGTTGGTTTTGATAAAGATACTGCCGGCACTAAAAAGTGGATGAAGATGGCAGACAAATACTATAAGAATATTCAAAGTAACATTAAGCGTTTTCCTCATAGCGCCCATGCCTATAGTTTAGCTAAAGCTTTAAAGGCTATT